TCCAAGCTCAAGTATCGCTTGAAAAGACGATTCTCCAGCTTATCAACGCTGATATTCGTTATCAATACTTGATTCAGTCTGGTATTAAGTATGTAGTGGATTCCACTGCTACTTTCTCTGCTAACTTGACTGGTGATATGCAGCAAATCAACACCCTGTTTGCAGCTAAGGTTCCTGACGCTCCCATGAACTTCAAGACCCTCTACAAACTCGGCACGTTCCTGCGGGAAGAGATGCTTGCTGAACCATTCGCTACCTCTGAGGGTGAATTCGTCGAAGTTATCGCTAGTGCTGACCAGATCGAGAACTTCAGAAACGATGCGGACGTTAAAGAAGATCTGATTGGTCTTACGACTGGTTCGTTCAAACTTGGTGAGACTGCAATCAGCGGTTACTCCTTCCAAGGTTATCGTGGTTTCGCATTCGGTATTGATCAACAACCCCTTCGCGCAACCGCGAATGTCGCTGGTGTTCTTACCCTTGTTAACCCAATCGTCAGCACTGCCGTAACGAATGGTTTCGCGCAACGCCGTAACCCAGCATGGGTTGCTGCCGATTACGAAGTCATGTTTGTGATCGCTGGCAATGCGTTCAAGCGTCTCGTACCCGAAAGCTACGTTGGAGAAGGAACATTCCGTTTCGCTCCTCAGTTGGCTATGGGTGAACTGGAGTGGACATACTTCCGCGACAACGATTGTAACTTGTATGGTGACTTCGGTCAGCACATCTATCAAATCCAACGCGCTATTCAGCCAATCCGCCCACAGAATGTTGTGGCGATTGTCTACAAGCGTTGCCAAGATAATGTGAATCCAGCACCTTGCGTCTAAGTTAGATTGATATCGGTGGCAGAGTTAATAACTTGACTCTGCCACCTCACCAGTTTAACATTCACACATATGGACGATATCCCTTCAATTCTCGACACAGCAAAATTCCGTCATTTGGTGCTTGATGGGGTTTCTAATATCGCTAACTCTATTCAAGGATTTCAAATCCCAGAATACGATTCACTCGCATTGACTTACTATGGTTCGACAAACAATATCGCAACTGTAGCTTACAGCAAAGAATCAGTTGTTGTTGCAACATTAACATTGACATATTCCGTGCAGCCTCCTACTGTAAATGACGCAAATTTAGTAATGGTGAGCATAGCATAATATGGCAGTTAGATTCAATCCATTTACTGGCAGTCTAGACTTTAGTCCTAGCTCTTCGCTTACAATTAGTGAGGATGGAGCACTTCCTAATGGAAATCAAGTTGCTCAAATCCAAAGTGGTGAACTTACAAATGTAGCTGAAATTGATGCTGGAGAATATAGTCCAGCACCTTAAAACTTTCTGAATAACCAGAAAAACCAAAAAACAAAACAAAACAAAAAAACAATAAAAAACTATGGCAAATCCAATCCTTCGCATTAAACGTGGTTCATCGACCCCAGCAAGTCTTTCTTCTGGTGAGTTGGCAATGGATCTATCAAATCTCAGCCTTTTCGTAGGCCAAGCTGACGGAACTCCACTCGCTATTGGCGGTTCTGGCACGTTCGCTACCAAATCATATGCTGATGCCGCTGTTTCTGCTGCAAACTCGACTCTTACTGCCGCTATTGCCGCAGAAGAAGCCGCTCGTATTGCCGCTGACGGCACATTGACATCGGCAGTTTCAGCAGAGGTTTCCCGGGCTACTGCCGCTGAAGGTGTTATCGCTTCCGACCTCGCTACTGAGACAAGCAACCGCACCAGTGGTGATTCGGCCCTCGATGGCAAAATCACAACTGAGAAAAACCGCATCGACGCAATTCTTTCTGCCGCTGACGCAGACAAGGATAGCTTTGCTGAAATCGTTTCCTTAATCAATTCTGTTGATACTGCTAACGACTCTGCCTTCGCTGGTTATGTCATTAGCAATGACGCTGCTTTGGCCGCAGAAGTTTCTGCTCGTCAATCGGCTGATTCGGCTCTCGATTCGCGCGTAACTGCTCTCGAAACCACCATTGATGGTGGAACTTACTAGTCCCTAAACTAAAGTCCTCTAGGGGGATCAAAACCCCTAGAGGCATCCCATTCTATAATGGCTAATCCAATCATAGTCCCTAAAAAAAGCACAATTGCTGCACGGGTTCCTGCAAACGCAGACCTTGCATCTGGTGAGATTTGCATAAATCACGCCGATAAAAAACTTTACGCCAAGCATCCATCTACGGGTGCAATCCAAGAAATTGGTGGTATGTCTGTGCATTCGCACGACGAAATTTATTCTCCTGATAGCAGTCAGGTTTTAGAACTGCAAAACAACAGCAACCTCACCATAACGGCAGGAGGTGCTACAAAGACTTTTACGCTTCCTAGTGCATCTGGGACGCTTGCAACATTAGGTGACATTACTGGAAGTGTTGCTGGAGTCACTTCAGTTAATACTCGCACGGGTGCGGTGACGATTGATAAAACAGATGTTGGTCTTGGCAATGCGGACAACACCTCGGATGCCAATAAACCAATTTCAACTGCTACACAGACTGCTTTAAACGGCAAGATTGGTAGCAACATAAGTGGAGCAACAGGAGCAACAGCATTGACAAACATGATGCAAATCACTTTGGCAGGGTATAACGCTCTTGGGGCTGGCATTAACGCAAACACAGTTTACATAATTGTAGGATGATTTTAACTAATTCCAGTGCGGCAAATGTAGGCGCAAGCAATGTAACTGCAATTGCATCTGCAACGGCATCTTTCCGTCAACTCATGTGCTATTTAAGCACGACTATCTCCACCGCATTGACAGGCACAAGAGGGCTAATTAAAAACGGGGTTGGTCAATTAACTCTATCTGGCACTTGCAATTATACAGGGCCAACGCAAATTAACGCTGGAACGCTTGCCGTTACAGGCGCATCAACTCTCAACGGAGTAATTAGCGGATCAGGAACATTAAGAAAAACTGGAACGGCAGTTTTAACGATAGGTGGGAACAATACTTACTCTGGAGGAACATCGTTTGTTTCGGGAGGGTTATCTGGACTGATATTATTTACATCAAGCAATGCTTTCGGAACGGGACTTTTTACTCTCTCTAACGCCGCAGGACGAATTGATACGGGGGGTAATGTAACCCTGTCTAACAACTTTCAATTAAACACTTCACTTCAGTATCGCACCATTGGAGCCAACACAATAACTGTTACGGGTAATATTGCAGGGACTGGAAATGTCAGTAAAACAGGAAATGGAATTCTCATTCTGTCTGGAACATTAACCTACACAGGTCAAACAATTATTACAACGGGATCAATACAGGCTTCAAAAACAACTGGAGCGTCAACCGCGACTGCAACATTTAACTCGACTGGCTCATTCATTGCTGTTTCGTTCAATGTTTCACCTCCGTCTGGTGTTACAACATTTCGCTTCTTTCAAGGTTCAACATCAGGCACTTGGGGCGTAGGAACTTTGACAGGCGTGCCTGCTGGAACAACGGCAACTTATAATTCAACAAACTCAACCCTCTCTGTAACAGTCCCATGATAATTACTCCAAGCGCAAATGGTTGGTCTTATGATGATTCTGTAGGCAAATGGAAATTGGCATATGAAGATAAAACAATTATGTTCTACCAACAAACAGACCAATCCATTGCCACGCCACAAACATTATTTGTAGGGACTCACGAAGAATGCGAAGAGCAGATAGTGAAAGAGGGCTTATCTTGGCCTGTTGAGGTTGAGATAACCGCTTGACAAAAACGCAATGCAACGATTAATAATAAACTATGGCACTCACATTTAACCCATTTACTGGAAAACTTGACTTCACTGGAAGTCAATCCAGCGCAGCAGTTGGGGCCACTGGGGCCACAGGCCCATCTGGAGGCCCAACGGGGGCCACGGGATCCACAGGCCCAACTGGGGCTGGAACCACGGGGGCCACGGGTGTTGCAGGAAATGACGGGGCCACTGGGGCCACTGGGGTGGGATTGCAGGGTAGTACAGGAAGCACTGGTATTGCTGGAAACGAAGGCAGCACGGGGGCCACTGGAATACAAGGGCCAACTCCTTGGACATTGCCAGCGACAGTATATAATAATGGATTTTCATATAATATTGGAGATGCAGTAACTTATCTTGGTGGGTATTACTATAGAACTGGAAACCCACTAAACCCCGGTTTTCCTCCAACACCCGGTTCAATTAATGCCTCATGGACACCAGTTGCAGATGGTGGGGCTACTGGGCCAGATGGGGCTACTGGTGTTGCAGGAAATGACGGCAGCACAGGGGCCACTGGAGTGCAAGGAGATACTGGAGCCACTGGAAGCACTGGAGTCCAAGGAGATGTCGGAGCAACTGGAAGTACTGGAGTCCAAGGAGATGTTGGGGCCACGGGAGCTACTGGGATTCAAGGAGGTGTCGGAGCGACTGGGGCCACTGGTATCCAAGGAGACGTTGGGGCTACAGGCGCAACGGGTGATTTTGGATCCACTGGCGCAACGGGAGCAACAGGATTGACTGGGGTTAGAGGAGCCACTGGAGCCACAGGTGATATCGGAGCAACTGGAACAACGGGATTACAAGGGTCAACTGGTTCCACTGGAGCAACAGGAGTCGAAGGAGCCACTGGAGCAACAGGTTCTACTGGCGTTTCTGGAACAGATGGAGCTACTGGTGCTACAGGATTGCAAGGAGACGTTGGAGCTACAGGTATTCAAGGTGATATTGGTGCTACTGGATTAGATGGAAGCACTGGAGCCACAGGATTAACTGGAGCTACTGGTTTGGAAGGTGCAACTGGTTCTACTGGCATTGCTGGCGTTGATGGTGCTACAGGCGCAACTGGCGTTGCTGGAACAGACGGAGCAACAGGAGCAACTGGGGCTACTGGATTGCAAGGTGATGTTGGAGCAACTGGAGCGACAGGCGTTGCTGGTGGGCAAGGAAGCACTGGTGCTACAGGCGTGCAAGGTTCAACGGGGGTTACTGGTGCTACTGGCATTACTGGCGTTGATGGCTCGACAGGAGCAACCGGAATAGGCACAAGCGGTTCTACTGGAGCTACAGGGTTGCAAGGTGCGACAGGTTTGACTGGTGCTGGTGGTGCATTGGGATATTACGGATCATTTTACGATTTAACAGATCAACCATTAGTTAGCATAACGGCAGAGCAAGTTGTTGCAATTGGAAATACATCAGAACAAAATGGTGTGACTATTGTAAATGGTGATGAAGTTACTTTTGCCAATGCAGGAACTTACAGTCTCACTTTTTCTGTACAAGTTACAAATCTGGCTAACTCTGTGGAAAGGGCAACATTCTGGCTAAAAACTAACAATGTCGATTACCCCGATTCCGCTACAGAACTCGATTTACAGCCTCGCAAATCAGCAGGAAATCCTAATCGTCAAGTGTTGACGATCAACTATGTTGCAACAGCAGTAGCAGGACAACAAGTTCAACTTTATTGGTCTGGGACAAGCACTGATTTAACTGTTGAATCGTTGCCAGCAGGAACATCTCCTGTGTCTCCAGCGGTTCCATCTATTATTTTAACAGCAGTGCAAGTAATGTATACACAGCTTGGGCCAACTGGAGCCACGGGGGTACAAGGAAGCACTGGGGCCACGGGAGTTACGCCAGCAAATATTGTTCTCTCGGATATAACTGGTTTATCAGGTGCAACCCAATTAACCAATCTTGTTGAAATTACTCAAACTGGCTACAATTTAATCGTTACCCCAGACCCGAACACGTTGTATGTAATTGTTGGCCCATAATTAAAATGAACGATAACGCAACCAGTCACGGAATATTAGGTACGATTGTATCGACAACAGGATTTATAGTTAGTATGTTACCAGAAATAGAAGCGTCAATTAGAGTTGCGGGTGGAATTATCTCCATTATTGCTGGTGTTCTGACTTGCATCTATATGGTAAAGCAGATTTCAAAATGAAACCCAAAAAATTTGCTCTTGTAATAATAGTAATATCATTTATTCTATTCGGAACCTCATTCTTAACTGGATGTGTATCAGTTCCAATTCCACCAGCAGGAGATAAGGTTGGTGAGTTAGGACACATTAAAATTTCACTTAAATTTCAGTACCTCCCAGCAACACAACCCGATATTGATTGGTTTAATCCACTCATACCACAACCCAAACTATATAAAGATAAATGAAAATTGTAGATTACATCTTGGCTCGTCTTTCGGAATCGTCAACTTATCGTGGTGCGATTTTTCTTCTTGGTGGACTTGGTATTGCCGTTGCTCCAGAACAAGCTAATGCGATTGCTGCGGCATCTATGGCTATTGCAGGAGCAATTAACGTGTTCCGAAAAGAAAAGAAATAATGCTTCATAAGTTAACCGATATCGCACTTCGTGAAGTCGGAGTGCGAGAAATTGGTTCTAACAATTGCGGTAAGCGCATCCGCGAATACCAATCCGCAACTGAACTTGATCCTGCTGCTTGGCCTTGGTGTGCAGCGTTCGTAGATTGGTCAATTCGTGAGTGGTTAAAAGATGATGGTGTTGTGGCATGGCTAGGACTTAAAAACCGCACTGCTGACCAATGGAGGCCAAAAACAGCACTGGCATATGGTCTAACATCATGGGCAAAACAAAGACCAAATACCGCCAGTATTTACAATGAAAAAGATAGAGCAGTTGCTGGAGACATTGTTACATTTGATTTTTCGCACGTTGGAATTGTTATTGAAGATTCTATGAGTCATATCGTGACCATCGAGGGAAATGCGCTTCCATTGATATCAAAAGTTTTGACTCCACATGGATTCAAATTGATGAAAGACATTAAAGTTGGTGAAAAGGTGATTGATCCAGATGGAGAAGAATCATTTGTAACTGGAGTTTTTCCACAAGGATCAAGAGATTTGTATAAAATAAAACTTCAAGATAAGTCAGAGGCAATTTCATGCGATCAACATTTATGGAAAATACAAATTGATGGAAGAAAAGATAAGGTATTAAACACTATTGATCTTAAAAAAAGAGTTAATTCAAAAACACTACGATCAAGAATACCTCAAATACAACCAGTAAATTTTTCATTCAACGATAATCTTGTAATCGAGCCATATTTGATGGGTCTACTTATTGGTGATGGTGGAATGTCATCAGATTATCTTGGATTCACAAATATAGATGATGAAATAATTGATCATGTAAAAAATAATCTTGTGTCTGGTCATATTTTAAAACCTCATATTGAAAATGAAAATATAGTTAGAGGTAATTACAGGATTATTTCTGAATCAAAATGCAAAAATCAAATGATTCGTATTTTAAAAGAATTAAATCTTCAAGGTAAAAAATCTTTTGAAAAGTTTATACCGGAAATATACAAAAATTCATCAATTGAAAACAGGTTGAGCTTGCTTCAGGGATTGATGGATTCAGATGGTAATGTTGATAAAATTGGGAGATGTGATTTTTCATCTTCATCAAAACAATTGAGCGAAGATGTTATGGATTTAATTCGATCTCTTGGCGGCAGGTGCGCATTGAATGTAAAAACAAATATATTTTACACATCACCAAATCAAAAAATGCCAAAACAAGCAAGAGATTGCTATAGACTTCAAAACATAAATATGCCATTTTTCAATCCGTTTAGATTGAAAAGAAAAGCAGATAGATTTAAGTTTAGAAACGCAGCTTGGGCAAGAAGGATTGTTTCTGTTGAGCCATGCGGAACTGGAGAAGTTCAGTGTATTTCTGTATCCGCAAAATCGAATCTTTTTATTACTGACAACTACATTCCAACGCACAATACAAATGGGTCTGGTACTAGAGACTCTGAAAGTGGTGATGGGGTCTGGAAAAAGACCCGTAAAAAATCACTTATAAAAGATCTTATTCGCATACATACATCAACAGCAAAATAATGGCAAATATCACACACAAGTGGAAGAAAGTCCTAGCAGTTTCGTGCAGTCATGCAAAATATTGCGACAAAGAGGCTTGGAATGCCGTAATGACGTTCAAATCGCGCTTTTCACCTGATACAATCCTGCATCTTGGAGATTTTATTGATTTATCAGCTTTAATGGGTAATGGAATAGGTTCTGGAAGTGATGGAGATGAAGTAACTCCAGACATTGACACAGGTTTAATGCATCTTCGTGAATTAATGGCTGGATGCAAAAATCCTTATGTTCTTTGTGGAAACCATGAAGATCGTGCTTGGAAATTGACTCACAGCAAAAATTCTGTCACTTCATATTGCGCTCACAAAATTGTGTCTGCAATCGAAGATACAACGAAAAAACTAAAAGCTAGATTAATTCCTTATTCTGGAATTGAACAGATCGTTGACATAGCGGACATTGGTTTTACTCATGGAACTTGCTATGGTGAATCTGCAGCTAGGGACATGGCAGAGCAATATTGCAATGGGACAAGGCGTAAAATAGTAATGGGACACACCCATCGTGTTGCTATCCAAAATGCCAGAACATATCATGGTGGCACTTGCTATAATATCGGAACATTAACCGCTAGAGGGGCGTTAGAATACGCCAAAAATAGGAGAAGCACGTTCAGTTGGTGTCAGGCTTGGTGTTGGGGTGAGTATTGTGAATCACTTAATCAATCTTCACTTCAAATCACGCAAAGAGGCAGGGGAGAAGCATGGAGAATGCCAATTTAACATGACCCCCAACGATTTTCTTAAAATTCTACTTAATGCAAGCAATAAATGCACTGATCCACCACCAAATGACTGGCACTCAAGAGATCAATTGGGCAAAATATGGAATGTCAAAAAAACAATCTGTTGGACTAGGATTTCAAAAGGAATTAAACTTGGATTAATTGAAAAAAAGACATTTTATATTCCAGACATGAATGGAACAATGAAGCCAGTTCCTCATTATTATTTTCTAGACAAAAAACCCAATAAAAAAACTTGCATTAAGTAAAAGAACAATTAGAATTCTAAAATTATGTCATGTAGCAACGATTCAAATAGTAATGTCTGTAGGCAAGACATCCCCTATCCCCAGATTTCCAGTGAAAGCGTTCCTTCGTTGATTAGCAATTTAGTTTATGCTTTATACGGCACAATCGACAAATCTGTTGTTAATGGACGTGTTGTTTGGGATATCCCATGTGATCCAAACAATACTTCTGAAGTTGATAATATTCCACGTGAAGAAGGTGAAGGTTTGCTTTGTTATTTGTTGCGTGTTTTTGACAACACAATTGCACAGGATTTTTTACGTTGGGGATTTACAGGTAATGGAACAACATCTTCATTTAGTTTATCTGGTGCTTTTTTAAATACTTCAAATGGCTATATTGTATATGTAAATGGAGTTGTTCGTGATCCTATTACTTACACAATTTCTGGTGTATCTCCAAAAATAATTACTTTTGGAAGTCCTATAGCAAATGGATCATTGTTGACTGTTGTTCAATTGCAATCTCCGATTTCTGTTGGAGCTACAGGTTTTACTGGAGCAAGTGGTGCTACTGGATTGCGTGGAGCCACTGGCATAGGATCAACTGGCGCAACAGGTTTGACTGGTTTAACTGGGCCTCAAGGAACCCCCGGTGGAGCCACTGGAGCCACTGGATTGCAAGGCCCACAAGGAAATGCAGGGCCAGTCGGTGGGCAGAGGTGGTTTTATAATAGTACAGGTGGATTGCCCGGCGGTGACACTGTTTTGTTTCTTTCTGGGGCTACAACAACAAATCCATTAGGGTACTCGGTAAATATTGATGGTGTAACGCAAGATCCAGCAAATTATTATCTTACTCCAACTGGTCTTGGTGATGGTCTTTTTCTTACATTAGAATATGTAGTTGCTGTTGGTTCTGCAATTGTCATTACATCTTTAAATGGCATTCAAGGCGCGAGTGGTAGCACTGGCAGTACTGGTGTTATCGGTCTGACTGGAGCAACTGGTGTACGTGGAGCAACGGGAATAGGATCAACTGGATCAACTGGTGTTATAGGTCTGACTGGAGCTACTGGCCCATCTGGTGGCCCAACTGGAGCCACGGGAGCAAGTGGTCTTCGTGGATTCCCCGGCAATGCAGGGCCAGTCGGTGGTCAGCGTTGGGCCTACGATGGTGGAAATACAAATTCATTTTCTATTGTTGGGGCAACAACAAATAATCCATTAGGGTATTTGGTATGCATTGACGGAGTTACTCAAGACCCCGCTAATTATTCTATTTCTGGAACATTGCTAACAATGTCAGCGTTTGTTCCAACAGGCTCACAAAT